AGCAAGTTCTCTCTGTAACTTACCTTGATTTATGTATAGATCAACAAACTCTTCTCTATCAGGCAGTTGATTATAACCTATTACATTAGTCATAATAGCATCCTTTCTACCTTTATTTAGGCAAAAAGGTTTTTTCAAAGAAACATTTTATTTCTTTTTTATACCACCTTTATTCAGATTTTCTCTTATAACATTAATCTGTTTTTCCGAAAGTAATGATAGAACATCTTTTGCCTTCTCATTAGAATAACCAAAGTATTCTTTTACAAGTTCTAAGTTTTCATTCTTGGATAACTTTTGCCAAGGCTCAAACTTTCTCTTGTAACCTCTTATAGAGTTGAAGAGATAGTCATACTGCATTTTGCTATTCAATCCAGGATACTTATTCATCTCATTCACCTGCATCACACAATCGTAATGAAATGACAGAGACCTATTAACTATGAAGGGTAGGTAACTCTTTTCAAACCCCTCCTCGTTAGATAGGTCTCTTTTAGTTTGCTGAATGGAAGGTATGATTTCTTTAAAGACATCAACCATCACATAAACTCCGCCTCAACCATAATCTCTGTTAATGCTGCGACTAGATTTATTTCCTGACTAGAAACGAAGGCCTGTTGATACTGGTATTTTGCAATTGTAATGACCACATATGGGATGGATTCAGGTTTAAGAAATGTGTTCATTCCATCGTAAATATCTTGATAAATCCTTGCTGGATCAACATCGGAGTTATTCACAACCCACTTGCGCATAGTACCAAAGTCTTTCTCCTTTAGTGCCTTGATAAGTTCTTCCAGTTTTCTTACATTGTCAACTTGAGCAAGAACACCAGCATCAATAGTTCCGCCAGAAGAATAACGTTGTATCTCGTTGAGAGTTCGGCGGTAATCTGGGAAATACCGCGATACAATCTTTCCCAAAACGTTGGCATCGTATTCAATTCCCTCTGTTACTAATATTGTTTTTAATCTTTTAAACATCTCCATTGCCATCTTGGCCTTCTCATCACCTTTGAGTGAGAAGTCAACAACGGCACATCGAGAATGTAGAGCATCAATCAACCTTGCCTTAAAGTTACAGGTGAAGATAAAGGAGCAGTTGTCACTAAACTCCTCAATAGCCCCACGAAGTCCCGCCTGGGCCTCTGGTGTAAGATAGTCAGCCTCATCAAGGATGATAACCTTACGACCACCTGTAAGAGAGATGGTTGAGGCATAACCTTTAATCTTGGTTCTCAACATATCAATACCACGTTCATCAGAACTATTGATAAAGAGATGGTTGAGTCCTAACTCAACGCATAATGCCCGAGCAATAGTTGTTTTACCACAACCTGCTGGTCCTGTAAGCATTAGGTTAGGTACGTTACCATCATTCACATAATCCTGAAACACAGACTTTATTCTATCTGGTAAAATACATTCTATTACTTTTGTGGGTCTATACCTTTCAACCCAAAGAAAATCTTCCATCATTTATCATCCTATATTTACAGTTATCAAAGTGGTATCTTTTCATATTACCACCGGAACCAACTAATCCGCAATGCGGACATTTCACATCTTCATATTTCCATTCTCTTTTTGGTCTTTTCATTCCACATTTTTTACCATGATATCTACCATATACAGGAAGTGTTACTTCTTTACCACAACATTCACATTGTTTTTTCTGTTGTGTTGGATGTATTCCTTCACATAACATTTTTCTATTCATTTCAGGGCCCGAAAGAGGATTAGTACCATTCATGGACCTTTCTAAGGCCACTCTCCGTGAAATCTCGGACTTTTCTTCTGCCAACATATTCATTTCTTTGGATATCAAAAGGCAGGCATACCAATCTCCTTGACGGTGATGTATATTATAATGGTCTTTTACAGATAAAGCAACAAGATTTTTAGGGTCATTATTCTTACGATTACCATCTATGTGATGGATATCATAAGTTCTTCCATTTTCATCAATAGGAATAGGTCCGTGGTGTTGTTCGTAGATACGACGATAAATAGTCATAGGCTGGCGCTCCAGTTAGCGTTAGAGTAGGCAGGTGCTGGTAACACCGTGGCCTACAACTATTTAGCATTCCGAAGTTTTCAACTCGCCGTCTTTTCCATAACAGTGGTATAAAACTCTTCAAAGTCCGTATTCTCTTGAACCTCTTCTTTGAAGTTGGCACGGAAGTATGCTCTCGACATACGGCGGAACAACTTCTTATCAATACCGAGTTTATCGGCAACCTCATTTGTGGTTTCTTTTTGTAGTTCACGTTCGGCACCAACACGGGTCATGGAGTCATTCATCTCCATAACTGCCTTACGGAGGATCTTACGATCTTCATCTGTAAGACCTTGAACCGACCTTTGCTGTTGGTTATGTCCAATCATACTCATTAGTCCACCTCAATAATTGCGCCAGGGTTAATACAAACATATCCATTTGCTGCTACAACGGCAACACCGCCGCCGTCTTTACATTTTTGGATATACAGTTCATGCAGAGAAACATTGTTAGCAATCACATAAACAAATGCCACAATAGTGGCACCTGTAAATGCCATTAACAGAACATCATAGATTTTCTTACTCATTATTTTGTTTCCTGAGCAATGAAGTATTTAAGATTACCTGCCTTGTTCACGAACTTGGCAAAGGCACCAATCTGGAGTTCCACATCATAGTCATCAGGGATTAGTTTCAGGTTCTCGCTCTTGAAGGTTGCGATAAAGTCCTTACCAGCATAATCACCAATCTTTGTAGAACCGTGGTTGGACGTGTCATTTGCTTTCTCATGGATCTTTAGCAATAGGGCACCATCCTTACCAACTACCGATAGGTGTGGAAGGTTGTTCATCGAGGCCAACTTTAGCAACCGTGAGATAGAAGCATTTAACAAAGTAAAAGATACATCAACATTCTTGATTGATAGTTCCTTGTCGGCAGGTGGTGTAATGATAAGATTAGGTGAACAAGGAAGATACGTCAAGGTAAAGTCACCTTCAGTCATAGACACGGAGTCGGTGCTAAATGTGATTTCAGGATTGCGTAGGGTTGTAATGTTACCTAGAAAGTTATTCAGATCATAGATGCCAAACTGTTGTGGGATATCATCCTCAAGAGTTGCCTCGAGGAGAATGGAACGTTCCGATGACATTGTTTTCTGAACCTTGCCAGGATTAAGAACAACACCGCTATTGATATTGGCAAAGTTCTTTAGAACCGTTAAGGTATTTTCACTAAACTTCATATTATACTCCTCATATTGTCAAACTGTAATATATACTAGCATCTTTATCGTTTTGTGTCAAGATGGTTTTTATATTTTCTTTTAGATCATTCACTGTTCCTTCATTGTGAAGAATAAAATCCGGAACATAGTTATTCCATGCCGTCTCTGATATATGCATCTTGGAAAGTTCTTCTGGAGATGGGTCATCACCTCGTTTTACGCGGATAATCTTGCCGCCGGCACTCCGAATAAAATCTATTTCATTAGGAAAACGAGTATCGGATATAACCACATCTTCATATCCGTGAATACGTTTCTCTAATGCGGCAATCCAGATGTTATCTGCGATATTGTCTCGGCATGCCTCACTACCCATTTTTTGTAGAATGAGGCGAGGTGTGACTTCATAACCAAACTTATGGGACCACCAAGGGTCAACACGTTCGCGGAAGGCCCGTGAAGCGTTAGTGTCACCTTCCAAAAGACCCCGTGGCCACACGAAGATGGAGGCCACGGCGTCTTTAAGAGCATCGGCAAAGGCAAACTTTTTGTAACCATAATCTCTTTCGAGAATGTCACCTACTGTGCCTTTGCCGGAACCAATGTAACCGACAACGCCGATTATCACCTCAGATTACCGCTCAATGCTGCAACGGCAGGAAGGTCACCCTGGAACCCATATGTGCCAACATGCGTCGTCTTCATCCAAGGACATAGCCATACTTGGAGACCGATGGCGCGGGCATTTTGACAGAACATATAATCCTCAGAAAGATAACGATGTGATTGTGGATCAATGACTGTATCAAAGAAGGCATGAATGTATCGTGAACCATCAAAGTTGGCCTGACCAACGTGGTCTGGCTTATAATGAAGGTGTGGATATTCTTCCGCATACTTCTCAAATACTTCACGCTTTACCATCATAAACCCTGTACCAATCTCCATAACCTCAACTGGTTCAGTTACCTTGAATGATGTGGTACCTGGAACTGGATTGAATACGAAGTCACCTGTAACACCATCAAGCATACCAGGATTAAAGTCTTTATTATCAGCATTACGTTTTACGGCATTAACAATGTTAGACCAGTTGATTGACTTCTTTGGATATGGACCGCCAATGATATCTTTATCCAATGCCAATAGAGCAAGGACGTCCTGTGGATTGAACTGAATGTCGGAGTCGATGAATAATAGATGAGTGCAACCTGAACGGAGGAATTCATCAACAAGATAATTGCGGGCGCGAGTGATTAGGGACTCATTAAAGATAAATGAGAAGCGGCATTCCATGCCATATTGAATACAAGTCGCTTGAAGATCCAAACACGCCTTAGCATATAAACCAAAACACTGACCACCGTAGCAAGGCGTAGCAACGAATAGTTTTTTTTGTCTCAATTCTTCAGTTGAAATTTTAAGTTCCATATTATACCCTCACTTTATTTTAAAAAAATATTGAACGATAGACTATTTCTTTCTGTATCTGTGTTATTTTGAGTAACATAATGTAAGATACACGATGGAAATAATAAAATTTTTCCAACACAAGGTTTATGAATCCAAGATTGTCTATAATGCACAAAACATTTAGAAAAAGACAAAGAATCAAAGTTTTGAAAAATTATATTACCATCTTCACCATTTGATTTATAATAATATACACCAGAAACATTGCTAGTACCGTGAACATGTGATATTGAATATTGATTACGACAAAATGATGTCATCCAAGACTCAATTTTATTAATATTATAATTCAAATCATATTCATAATATATCTCAGAAAAGTATTTTTTCACATTTTCGATAATC